GGAGATGGTGTTGACCCATAATGGTCGGTTCCGATCATGTCAGGTGGGATCTCGCTCCGTGGATGAAGAGATCACCGTGATTGACGTGGAGGGGATCCAAGATCCTTTGCGTCTGACATCTGAACACAGAGTGATGCGAATTGCCGAGGACGGTACCGAGGAGTGGGTTGAGGCCCGGCACATGCGAGTGGGTGACTTGGTGCGTGAAGCACACATCGCTCCTGAGAGTGACGACGTTCCAAGTGTTGTTGATCTGGTCGAATGGTGGCAGGGTCGGCAGTTGTTGTCGACCAAGAGGGGACGACCAAAGCTGGGACTGTCAGAAACGGATCGTCAGTTGCAGGTGCTGTCCAGTACCGCAGATTCAGAACTGACTGTTTGTTTTGAGTACCTGTCTGATAACAGAAATCATTTGCGAGCAACAGAAGGTTTGACTCGACTTCTGCAATGGGCACACAAGCTCACTGCACCCGTTGTCAAAACACAATCTGAGGTGGCCCTGGAAGCGGGGGTTTCCGCACGGGATGTACGGGTCTATGCCCCCAGGTTGCGGAAAGAAGGTTTACTCAAAACGGAAGCTGTCTCATTAGGCCGAGGTAAACAGGTAACATGGTACCCATCTACGACGTCTGAATTACCGTCCGTTCAGACCACAATAACGTCTCCAGTTAGTTCAATTAACGTTACAGAGGAGTTTTGTTACCTCCTTGGGACATGGTTGGGGGACGGTTCCATCTGGACAGAAAAAGAGACCCTTTTGAACGTGCATTCTCTCAAGTGGTCCCTCCATGATGAGGGAATGCGAGAAAGGATTCGGGGTCTGATCAAAGAGTGTTTTCCTGGTGTGGACATTATCACTGGTTCTCTGATGAGTAAAAAGGGACATCAGGGTGACGTTCGTGTGGAGGACCCCCTTCTAGCCCGTTGGTTCCTTGAGGAATTTGGGCACGGGTTCGATGGCAAACATCTGCCGGAATGGGTTTTCAATCTTCCTGTGTTGATGTTGCGGGCTCTCCTTCAAGGAGTGGTTGATACGGACGGATGGGTGAAGAAGGACGGAACCACTTTAACTATAGACTTGAGGAACAAAGTCCTGGTACAGCAGCTCCATCTGTTGGCAAACCGAGTGGGGTTTCATACTCAGGTGCGGAAAACAATCCAGCGTCCGCACGTTTGGAAAAGAAAGTGGGAGAATCAACAGGGAGCACAGGAAAAGACGTACTCCTACGAGGAGCGGGAGTGTTGGAAGGTTGAATGTTGCCGCTCTGATGATATCCGGGCATGGACAGAGGGGGGGCTAAAAACCCCCACCTTGAGTGTTCCCCAACAGAAATACACCTGGTGTTCCCGTTTTAAGGGGGGGCATCTCACCCGTAAGGTCCGAGATGTTAGAATTCGCCCGTACCAGGGAGTTGTGTACTCCTTTGGTGTTGTTGGGGATGAGTCCCATATAACTGGGGGCATCACTACTCACAACTGTATGAGAACTCTCGTCTTTAGAGACAAAGTTCGACAGTCGCTCACATCGATAGCTTCCCGACATATGACACCTTACCGTCTGGTTTATGCCGAGGACATGAACGAGGAGCAGACCGAGGCCCTCCGTGAGCAAGTCGACTTAGCTCTTCAAGACCCTGACTACTCAATCGTTACGAACTTCCAGGTCAACTGGGAGGAGATGGGTGCTGACCAGCGGCTCCCGGACTGGTCCTGGGTGTGGGACAACACGAATCAGCAGCTTTATGCTGGTCTCGGTGTGACCGAGGCTCTTTTGTCAGGTGAATCCAGCTACTCTGGGGACAGGATTTCCCTGGAGGTCATCAACAGCCGCTACATGTTCCTGAGGGAGGTGCTTCAGGACTTGGTGGAGGAGAACTTCTTCGAGCCAATGTGTCGCCGGATGGGTTTTGTGGAGGAGGATGAGGATGGGAACATGCAGGTAATCGTTCCTGGCCTGTCCTTCACCCGGTTGGCCCTGCGGGACACGGCGGACACATTCGACGCTCTGTTCAATTTGTACCAGAAGGGTTCGTTGGATATTGATGTGATCCTCGATCTTATGAATATCGATCCGGTGACCACCCAGGAGAAGCTCAAGCGGGATCTGTTCACGTTGAATGATGCCACCTTCAACGAGCTTCTCCGGGGCGTGTATGGCAAAGCTGGGGATCTGCTTGTGGACGGTACAACCATCATGGAGAAGATCGCAGAGAACCTGGGCCTCAAGTATGTGAAGCCCAAGGACGATGCCGGTCGTTTCTAAGCCTATCCCTTCCCTCCCTTAGAGGGGGATCTATCGTGAAAAGAGCCGACGCAGAAAACGGGAAAAAGACGGGTGACCGTTCAGACGTTGGTCTGTTTATCCCTCTTCCCGGAGATTTGGCATCCCAGTTTCCTGATCTAGGTAGCAACGACCAGTCGGTGCCTCACTCCACCTTCCTCTTCGTAGGATCCGTCCCGCAGGGCCGGGAAGAGCGGCTGCTGGAGGTGGTGAGGGGTGTGCTGGCAGAGTTGTCCGGTCCGGTCCGGGCGCAACTGGCGTCGGACATTGAGTACTTTGTACATCCGGCCAAGCAACGTCGGGTGGCGGTCCTCCCCGTCCGTTTTAGCCATGATCTGGCGGCGATTCGATGGAAGCTCCGGGACGCTCTGGTAGATGACGGGTTTGATGTGGATGACAGCTTCCCATTGATCTACCGTCCCCATGTGACCTTGGAGTATCTTAACGACCTGGACGAGACCTATGTCGGGACTGTCCCGTCCGGTGGGTGGTCCCTCAACGGGATCGAAGTCTGGGGTCTGCCCCGTGTGGTGGAGGTCCCCTTCAGCAGCGTCAGCAAGTTGGCCCACCGGCATGTGGAGTCCAAGGCCCACCACCGTTCCGTCGCACTCATGAAGTTCCTTTCAGGGGTAGCCCGGAAGCTGGGCGTTGGTAACGACGTGTACGTCGTCGGTGGTGCCGTCCGGAACTTTGTGCTGGATCCCACGGGTCTGAAGTATCCGATTAAGGACATAGATGTCGTCATAGATCCTGTAGCGCTCCGCCGCCCTGACGCCTCCGACTGGTTCGCCCAGAAGGTGAAGCGGGCCATCCCCGTGGACGTGAGCCTCGTGACTAACTCGTATGGGGTGAGCATTGTTACAATTACGGGGGATTGGATCCTGGATGGTGTGTCCATGGCTGGGGAAGTCATAGAGATCGCCAACGCCCGGACCGAGTCCTATGGCGGCACTGCTGGTAAGGGTTACAAACCCCATTTGGTGGAGCCTGCGACCATCGAAGAGGATGTTAAACGCAGAGACTTCAGTTTTAATACCCTCCTCTGGCGGATGCATGACCTTGCCAACGGCCCGGATCAAGTGGCGATTCTGGACCTGACGGGCTGCGGGATGAAGGATCTCCAGGATGGGTGGATGCGCTGCCCCTCCAAGCCGGACAGGACCTTCTCGGACGATCCTTCGAGGATGGTCCGAACTATAAAGTTCATGTTGAAATACGGTTTCAAGATCAGCTCCGAGGTCAAGGCGTCCATCAAGAAGAACGCCCCGAAGCTCAAGAACATCCCACCGGGGCACCTGTCCAATATGATCATTGAGACTTTCTTCACGCCCGGTGTGGGAAAGAAGGCCCTCCTGGAGATGGACAAGCTGGGGCTGCTTGAGGTGACACGGGACATCGCCAGGAAGGATAAGAAGTTCCGGCAGGCTTTGGCCAACTGGGCGGACGCTCATGCCTCCGTGGAGTTCATCTTCGATCTGATGGATCTGGGGATGCCTTCCGGCAAGCGGTTGGGTTTCCTGAAGCCTGCACAGAAGGATCGTGTACGGGAGATCACCGTACAGATGGATGCCGATGGGTCGGATGCCTTTGTGCGGCTGTTGGAGCAGCCGGGCAAGGTCCTCGACATGCCCGGACTCATTACAGAATATGGGTTCAAGGGTGCTGAGATCCGTGCCCTTGTAGAGGCAGCCCGCACGGCTCTGTTGGACGAGCCTCTCCTGGCCTCGTCCGGTCGGAAGTGGGAGGACAAGATCCGGCGCAGGCTGGGTAAACCTGCTGGGAAGACCGCTGGAAATGAGGCTCATGTGGTAGCCTCTAAGCCTGTTGTGATTGACGAGGTTCACCTCAAAAAGCTCAAGAAGGACTTCCTCACCTTCACCCGACAGATTAAGAAACCGAAGGACTACGACCAAGCCCGGTATATGGCTGACGCCTATACTCGTTGGCGGGTGCAGTTCGAGGATTTCATCAAGCGTCTCTGGAAGTACATGGATGGCCTTCACTGGAGGCATCCGAATTTGTTCTCTGAAAACGACAGAGACTACTGGCGTCGAGTCGTTGGGGAGGATACCTGGGTCCTTCAAACTGAGAACTTCCCGCTACAGCATCCTGATGACTACTGGACAGAGGAACAGTGTGTTGCTGAGTTTGAGCAGCGACGTGGGCCATGGGTCCGAAAAGTTCAGAGAGGGGCTCGGGAGGCTTGGTCCCGTCTTGATGACTTCGTCTCGTGGATGGAGACCAACCGTCTCCAAGCGCTACAGACAGAGGGGGACAAGGTCACACTTGAGTACCCCGAGGTTTACAAGGAGAACATCGACGGTTTCCAGTTGACGTTCAAGGGAATCGAACCGGATGACCGGGCGGAGGTTAAGGGGTTCTTGGCAGGGCTGAAGAGGTATAAGGCACTGGCTGCGAAGCGTATGCCCCTTCTTCTTCGGAGGAAACTCCCCATCGTCGTGAACAGTATGGGTGAGGTGGGGCTTGAGTGGGGTGGTCAGTACCACACCCGTTACATTGATTTCAACCTTGCCTCGTCCAGTAGCTCAGGGATACAGAATCGCACTGTTCATGTCTTGGCTCATGAGATGGGGCATCATATCTTCAAGTCTCTTGGCAGTAAGTCCCGGAAGTTCTGGGACACCCTCATCCGGGGGGACATGGAGCCGTTGGATCTGAAAAAGATTTACCCCCTGATGAAGGCGGGGGAGGATCTTCAGTGGCTTGCTTTCGACATCGAGGAGAAAGATCCAATCCTTGCCCTCCAGTTAACAGGGGTGAGCGAGGACTGGCGATGGAAGCACAATGTCCCGACTAAAGAGAAGGTCAAGGAGTTCATTGACGGCGGTGAGGTGCAGATCCATGTTCCCAAGCGCCCCATCACCTACTACGCCTCAAAGAACCCAGAGGAAGCCTTCTGTGAGGTGGTCGGGCTTCTGGTTGCCAATGGCCCTGGGTCGGTGGACAACGAGATCCTCCACTGGCTTCGGGTGATCGTACCGTCAGCCAAGATCGCCAACCTCCAGGGTGTGGTGGAAGTCCCGAAAAACACCCACCCAGTCAAGGTGGAGCCGCCCAAGGCCAAGAGGAAGCAGTTTCCCTTCGTAGGGTACATCGACTTCCAGGGCATCAAGATTGACGTTGAGAATAAGCAGGGGGACGTGCGGAAGGGTGTCAGCCCTGATGGTGAAGAGTGGGAAACCCACATGTTCCACCATTATGGCGAAATTCGGAATACTGAGGGTACAGATGGCGATAAATTAGATGTTTATGTGGGGGACAATCACGACTCTTCCCTGGCGGTCGTTGTCCACCAGCAGGATCCTGACTCAGGCAAGTTCGATGAGGACAAGGTCATGCTCGGCTTTGATTCGGTCGAGGAGGCCATCGGAGCCTACAAGAAGCAGTACGACCAGCCTGGGTTCTACGTTGAGGGCGAGCACCTGGAGATGCCCATAGGGCAGTTCTGGCGCTGGGTCAATGAGGACCGGAACAAGGGTAAGAAGGTCAAGGATGCTGTTGTGCATACAGCGGCCCAGCACGCCCCCTCTACGGCCCCGACGTGGTTTCCCGAGGTAGAGGGGCGGGTCACAGACATAGCGGCGTCAGGGGACAACGACGAGGGTTGGAAGGCAGCGTCCCAGCGGAGGACTGCCGAGCATAATGACGATTACCAGAGACGGGAGAAGGTGCTGCCGGAGGACCTAGACTTTGCCCGGAAGCACCATCTGCCCTTAGAAGAGGATCAGTATTGGGGCACTGTGGTGCCCCTTAAAGCGCTTTATACAAAGCGTCCCCAATACCACATTTTTGGCATGAACTTAGGTGATCAGAAGCGGTTTGTTTTCGCATCCATTCCTTTGTCCTTGTTAGTCCCGGCTCAAGAAACTGTCTCGTTGATAGGGCTGCATCGCTACACCGAAGGAAATGTGCGGAGTGACAAGGGTGTACCAGAAGTAGTGCTCTGTGAGTCAGCTTTTTTTGTCATGGAGGGGCACACCCGGTTGGCCGCAGAGAGGCTCAGAGGGCACTCACGGGCCGAGGTGAAGCTGTTCCTTTATGACGGTAAGAAGTTTCGGAAGCCTACAGATGAGGATCTGCCCTCATCTGTGCGGCTCCTTAAAAGGAGGCGGAGAGCAACCGCCGCCCAGCGGATAGCAGATCGTTACGTTGAGGGCCTGCAGATCAACCTGAACGTGGGTGACCCCGTTTTCTACGGGAAATGGAAGTCTTCGCCAGGTACCATCAAGGACTTCAAAACGGATCCCAAGAGCGGTGACCCTGTTGTGACGGTCGAACCTTATCCGAAGGGACGCAAGAAGCCGAAGGATCTCAAGCTCCTCAAGATCAGGGAGCGGCAGCCCAAGCCAGAAGAGAAGAAGGCTGGGATGCTGGAGCCGCCTCCGGCGATGGTGAAGTCTGTCCTTGAGTGGGTCATGGCCGTGACACAGAGCACTAAGGCGTTCCGGGCCAAGGAGGATTTGGCAAAGGCTCAGGATGTCCTTCAGGCGTTGACAGCACTCAAGCGGGACATGACGAAGCAGCGGGGTGTTCTTGAGGACGCCGTTGCGGATCCGAAGGTCGGTGTCCGGGCCGAGTACGCAGCCCTTAAGCAGTACGTGGAGACCCTCTTTGAGGACAACCGGAGGACGGCGGTCTTTGTGCAGCGTCTCGTGTGGGGGCCTCCCAAGTTCAAGAAGTTCACTGAGGCCCACAACAAGGGTGACCTGCCAAGGTATGTGAGGTCAGTCGGTGACGAGGTAGACGAGGCCCTTGCGGACAGGATGAAGGCCGTTAAGGGACAGGTCCAGAAGCTCCGGGCCGGGGCCGGTGGTCCCTCAAAGGTGCAGCCAATAATGCCCGGAAAGGAACTGGTAACCCGGATCCCCGTAGATCTGCGTGGGTGGAAGTACGAGGGGCAGGTTACCGTAGAGAAGGGGGTCAAGGGACTTGTAGATGTCATCACCAAGGCCATGGCCCGTAAGACGGACATCGATGAGGAGTCCCGGAAGTTCTTTGACGAGTTGATGGAGGGCAACAAGAAGCAGTGGCAGTCTATCGCTGTAAAGTTGGACCCGAACCAGACCCCTCACGGGAGATGGCAGTCCGCAACCAAGATGCTGACCCTGAAGTTCGGTGGTCCCGAGAAGGACGCCGCATGGTACCGCCCCCTCATCGAACATGAGTTGCGGCACGTTGCACAGGATCTGATCAATTTCTCCGAGGGTCTGTATGACAGAGGGGGCCGACCTTCTCGTAAGATGCTTACTCCAGACTACACCCAGCAGGACGAGGATGCGGCGAGGCAGAAGCTGAGGGCCGTGGGCATCGATCCACGTCAGGTAGCGATTCATCATCTGGACGATGTGGAGTTCTACACGGACCTGGCAGACGCTGTCGGAGAGTACAAGAGGCAGCAGCCAAAGTTCGACCATCTCCCTCGTAATGAGACCATCAGGTTCTTTGTGGGTGGGAAGGCCAATCCTGAGGTGGCACAGGAACTTCGCAGTTTGCGGATGCACCCCCTCCCCTTCTTCACGACGTTGAAGAGGGTTCCTTCCGCAAGGGGTAAGTACCAGAAGGCTGTGAATGAACTGCTTAAGGCCACGGGCGGGTCCGCTACCAGGGTGGCTCTCCGTTACCTCCAGGGGAAGCAGGCTGGCGTGTTCCAGGGGCCACCGGCGCTGTTGAAGACCATCCAGGAGTGGGCGCTGGCCACCTACGCCGGACACATCCTCGCTGGGGTTGAGACAGACCTAGAAACGATCCTTGACGCCAAGGGGCCGATCAAGAGGGCCATCCAGGACATGGGCAAGGGATACGATGAGGTCACTAAGGCGGGCAGTCTTTCCGTTGGCGGATCCTTCAAGTTCCCGATGACGGACACCTTCGGCGGTTCCAGTAGTCTCTCCAAGAGTGTCTGGGGGGTCAAAAGGACGGGGGAAGACGTCTACCTGATCGGGAAGGGTGACCGTTCCGTTTCCTGGAAGCCCCAACAGTTGCCCTGGCAGTGGGGTCGTGGACCGTGGACCCTTGAGGAAGTCAAAAAGCATCTGATGCCCTACATCAGCAGGGCGACGCAGAGGATGCGGTCGAAGCTGGATCAACCTGTTGTTGACCCCAACATGCCCAAGGCCGTGGAGTTAACCCTCCTGAAGCGAAAGTGCCTCCAGTACACGACTAAGGCCAAGCATTACTCCGGGAAGGCCACCACTAAATTCAAGCTGGATCTGTCCGGTTGGAAGTACCTACCCAATCCCCGAGAGGCCGAAAAGCACATCAAGGATGAAGAAGGTTGGGATGTGGTGAAGGTGGTGCTGGACTTCAAGGGGAGCCAGACAAAGGGCGGCTACTGGTCCCTCAAGGAGAGGACCCTGGACGTAGAGATCGGGGCCGGGGCCACCAGCCACTATATCCGAACACCAGAGCAGGCCCGGACGGTGTCTCTGTTCGAGACAGGTATAACGCAGATCACAGGGACTTGTCGTCATGAGGTCCAGCATATTGGACAGGATGCCCTGAGGCTCGCTAAGGGATTATCGGAGGACGCAGGTCTCCCTGGCCGCACTCTACGGAACCCGGACTTCACCCCCGAGGGGCGGAAGCTGCACGTCCCTGAGGGGGATGCTCCTTCTGGGAAGGTACACCCGCTTCGGGATGTGGAGTTCCATACCCGGATCCAGGACGAGATAGAGAAGTTCTCTCGCTTTGTGCGGAAGGGTGTTGTCGCCAAGGCTAAGATCAAGGAGGCCCTCCATATCTGGGTGGGGGCGTCCCCCGAGAATGAGATGAAGGATCCAGACGGCAAGGTCATCATGACCACGCAGCAGTTCTTCTACTCCCTGCGGAAGTACGAGAAGGGGAAGTGGCAGAAGGCCGTCGATGAGTTCAGGAAGGGTCTTATGCGGAAGGGTCTCCGGATCAGTTCTGAGGACATCCAGTCGGCCATGACGCAGAGGGTCAGGCAGGACCAGGAGTACTTTGCCTCGCTCTTGGGCACTGTCGCTCAGATCCAGTCCGAGATCGATGCTCATCCCGATTATTACTCTACATCGGACAAGAACAGGAAGCTCTGGTTGGCGTGGAAAGATCTGGCTTTGCTAGGGGATCGGCTGGCCAGGGCCGTGTTGGATCAGAAGAGCATCCCGCCGGGCAAGAATAAAGCCTTCGAGTTGGCTGCTCGTGCCTTCATCTCTATACGGGGGACTCCCCGTGACATTGAGAAGTGGATGGTGAAGAACAAGCGGCACATCAACCTTCTCAACGACACCGTAGACTGGCCAGACAAGTCAGAGGACGAGAAGCTCAAGGTGGGGGCCTTTACGGTACACAACACCCTTGGGTTGGAAGGGGCGGACCTTGACCGAAGTAAGAAGAACGTTCAGAAGGCTGAGTCGCTGATTCGTCGGATGCCCTTTCCGAAGGGACTCAAACAGGTTCTTTATGGGGACGTTTACATAGTAGCTCGGCTAAACAAAACCAAAACGTGGGCCTTCTACTACCCTCGGGACGACAACGTCTATGTCAGGGCTGACACCAAGGGTGTGTTGGGAGAGACTCACAGCCTTATTCACGAACTGGCTCATCGCTATTGGGAACAGTTCGCATCCGTTTCCAAGAAGCACGCCTGGATCCGCCACCACGCCCATATGTCCGGCAAGAGCATGCCCGCCGAGAAGATGCCGATGCCGAACGTTGGGGAGACTCTCCCCCTCAAGATTCCGGGTGCCCCTCGGGGGTTCGAACCTGTGGTTTCCCATGTCCATGCCGGGAAGTACTGGTTCGATGTGCCCTCCAAGGATGGGAAGACGACCAGGACGATGAACTACCCCGTCCACGAGATGGCGAAGTTCCTTTATGACCGGGACGAGAGGACAAAGCGGCGGGAGACCTTCCCGACCCCCTATGCAGCGAAGAACGCTGAGGAACACTTCTGTGAATCCACGGCATTGAGGGCATTGGGCAAACTGAAGGGGTCAAACTTGGATGAGTACGACCGAATCTGGGGTGGCTCAGGGGGGCGGGTGGCCAGTCAGGACTCATCAGTAGAGGCCAAAGTGGACTTCTCTGGCACTCGTTGGGTAGTGGCACCCCCGTCCAAGTTGGACGAGGCACAGGCTGAAACCGTTTGGCAGGTTTATCATACATCCTATGGGAACCTTGGTGAACACATCTCAAACCTGTCGGAGCTGTTGTCCAAGTACCAGTTGTTCTGGCTCGTGGATGTAGACGGGGATGAGAAACCGGATGCGTTCATTGCCTATAAAAAGACCCCAGCGGGTAAGAAGATAGGTGTTATCGGTTCTGACGGGTCTCCGTTGGCCAAGCGACTAGTGGTACGGAAACTCCTCCAGTTGTTTCAGGGCAACGGGTACTACGTCGAGGCTTCGGGACGACCGGCACAAATGCTAGACTCCGCTGGGGTGCCCCATGTGACGGATCAGGCTGATGTGGAGGCCGTGATGGCTCCGAAAAAGATCCACTGGTTGGGGGACGGTAAGTACACCAGGGCCATTGGTGGTTTGGGGACGAAGGAGAAACGCTTGTACGGACATCCCAGGATCCCACGAGCACGTAAGCAGGCACGTCGGTTGGCCACCCGCTGGCTCAGGTCCTCTGCGAGCATCCCGGCCCAGCAGATTGCAGCACGTTATCTGGAGGCCGGTGCCTACCCCACAAGCCGTTTGGTGGAGGGTCCACTCATTGACGGGCATATCCCACCGAGAACCCCACAGGGACGGCCTCCGGCGTATTTATACCGCTCTATGCCGGTGGCGGAGTACGAGGCAGCAGTGTCTCGGGGTCAGATGCGGGGGCGTCCGCTCCACGCCGCAGGCGAGCCTGTTTTCTACACCCTCAACCCAGGCGAGAACGTCCTGGTCGCAATAGAGTACCGTGACCGAGATGGCTGGGACTCCAAGGTGGGTATGGGAGGCAGCACCATTTACGCCATCACCCACGACGCTATTCCGATGTCGAGAGTTGCTGAGTTGGCACGGGGGGCCAAGGGGGATCTGAAACGGTGGAAGTCCGCTGCCAAGTTCAAGGACAAGAAGAAGGTCAAGAAGCAGGATGGCGGCGAGATGACCGGAGGTAAAGCTGATGTGTTCTTCTAACTTTATCGGACAGGTTTATTCCTTGCATGATCCTGTGACACAGGAGTTGCGTTATGTTGGACAAACAACACACACACTGGAACATCGTTTGAAACAACACTTGAAGCAGTTGAAAAAAAGCACACACAAAAACAACTGGATTCGGTCTCTTCTTCCTAGTCGACCTTTGATTCGGCACGTTTGTTTCGCTGCCTCTCAGTCTGAATTGGATCTTCTGGAGATAGGCCACATCGCAAAAACAAAAACCTCTGGGTGTCGTCTGACTAATGCAACTACAGGGGGGAGGGGAGGGAGGCATTCTGCTGAGACCATCGCAAAAATGAGAGTGGCACACACAGGAAAAGTGTTTTCACAGGAGGCTCGACAAAACATGTCCAAGGCAAAAAAGGGTCATCCTGTTTCGGAAGAGACCAGACGTAAAATTGCTGCCGCAAATACAGGACATGTGCCATCGCTGGACACTCGAACCAAATTAAGTTTAGCACTTCTTGGCCATACCGTTACAAGTGAGACGAGACAACGCATCTCAGAGGGTAACAAGGGCAAAGAGCGTACTGCTGCTTTTCGAAGACATCTATCGAAAATTAACCTTGGAAAGAAACACACGGAAGAGTCTAGGCTTCGAATGTCGGGGCGGGTGATGCCTGAGGAGACCCGACAGAAAATTTCTAGGGCATTGAAAGGGCGAGCAAAAGAGGGGATGTCCGAAGAAACCAAGCGTAAGATTTCGGATGCCAAAAAAGGAAAGACACTGTCCTTTGAGACCAGGCAACGAATGTCAGAGGCGCAAAAAGTCCGATGGGCAAAACAAAAATGAAGACCTTTTTTGATGATGAAAGGGTGGTGCGCCGGATTGCAACCCTGTACGTATGCCGGGTTGCACAGGATCACAAATACAAAAAAAGGCACAAGTCCCCTGGCGGAACTAAGATATACGAGTACAGCGACCGTCATGTGAACGACCGGAACAAGGGCAAAGCCCAGAAGGTTGAAAAGCTTCGGCATGGCATCACCAAGCTCCGGGGTCAGGTCCATAAGGATCTCAAGTCCAAGGATGAGAAGACCCGTGCAACGGCCCTGGCTGTTGGTCTCATGGACGCCACCTACGAAAGAATTGGTAATCCGACTTCTGCCAAAGAGGGCCATTTTGGGGTCACTGGATGGAAGGCCCAACACATCACATTTTCCGGGGGCACAGCCACCATCAAGTACGTTGGGAAATCCGGCGTGAAGCATGAGAAGGTCATCAGCACCCCAGGTTCTGTGGCGGCGCTCAAGGCTGCTGTGAAGGGTAAGAAGCCCGGAGACACCGTGGTGGACGCCTCAGCAGAGGATGTGAACGGATACCTCAAGCCCTTCGGTGTCACCGCCAAAGATATTCGTGGCTTTCATGCTAATACAGAGATGCAAACCCGGCTCAAGGCTATCCGGTCCAAGGGCGGCAAGCTGCCCACCGACAAAAAGGAGCGAGAGAAGGCCCTCAAGGAGGAGTTCAAGAAGGCCCTGGCTGAGACAGCCGAGGCGGTAGGGCATGAGGCAGCTACGTTGAAGAGCCAGTACCTTGTGCCAGGTTTGGAGTCCGATTTCCTTAAGGATGGAACGGTCAACGACAAGATGGTGAAGAAAGGCTCAGAGTTGGCACACCGCTGGTTGAAGACGGCCATCATCAACATCAACAACGCCACCGATGGTCCCGAAGGAGATCTGATGTTGAGGGGCGACTACGGGCTCCAGTCCAGCCTGACTTACTACGAGCAGGCGATCATGCAGGATTTGATCATCCACCACCACCCGATCCTGAACACTCCCGAGGGGTATACGCTCAGGGGGCACAAGGTCGGCCCCAGTGCTGTGTGTGAGTTGATGGGAGCCGGATACCTGGAGGACCATGGCGGGGAGATATACTTGTCCCCTATGTACGAAGCCAAGCAGAAGCTCTACCGGACAGCCTCTTCATCCAGACTGATCCTGTTGTATGAGCGGCACTACCCACCCGAGGACAGGTCCATCGAGCATTACGCTGCTTGGCGCAACAGCCTGACCCTCCCGATGGCCCGGACGGCAGCCTATGACATCATCAGACACTGCCCCCATTGTCAGTGCGTCCTGCACGACGGTCCTCGCTACCATGAGCACTGCGACGACTGTGGGTACGACGTAGATTTCCCAGGCGGACGGGAGCGTCTGAAGGACGGGGAATGGACACCCATCCCCGAGGATGACCCCCGGCTGGTCCTGTTCAAAGAGAAGAAGGCAACGCAACTGGATGCTTTCGAGAAGATGTGGCGGACGGCAACCAAGACCCACGGGGAACGTGAGGACGAGGAAGCCGAGCGGTTGCTACGCCCCGAGCCTAAGAAGAAGCCCCCCCGGAATGATCTCCGCCGGGAGCAGATGAACACGGACAAGGACAAGGACACAGAGTCGGAGGGTGCTGACGGGGACAAGGACCTCTCTTTGAATTACAAGCGGATTGCCCTGCGCTGGCTCGCTGCGGCTGGTGAACACAAGCCCGGCGAGGTGTGGCAGACGGAGTCCGGTTGGGCAGGGCAGAACCCAGACGGTGTCCCTCATACCTTCAAGGATCGGACGAAAGCCGAAGCCTACGCCAAGGGTCAGTCCGAGGCCCCTGAGGACGAGGAGAAAGCTGCCCCTGAGGAGGAGCAGTCCCCTGAGACCACCCCTCAGCCTGAGGAACCGAAGAAGAAGCCGAAGCCCCGGAAGGATCCTGAGCAGGTTCGATTTGACCGGAAGGTCCAACGGGAGGTGAAGAACCTGAGGGCAGAACGTAAGGGTGTCAAGGACGCCAAGGTGGAGCTTCGTCAGGCCAAAAAGGATCTCAAGGAGGCTCGTGCAGAACTCAAGGCAACCCAGAAGGGAACGCCTGGGTACGTCATAGCTAAGGATACAGTCGACACTGCCAAGGAGTTGGTGGACCAGGCCCAGGAACAGTTGGACACGGCAACGGAGTCTTTCGAGGCCACCAAAAAGCGGGTGGAGGAGATAAAGTCAGAGCGGGTGGAACGCTACCCCGACAGCAATACGGAGTTGGGCCGTATTCGTTTGCTCCTTCGAGAGTTTGATCAGACGTCAGATGATGACAATGACGGGAGTATGAGGGCCGAGACGCTTGAGGATAAACTCTCCAAGTACGACGTTGCTTCTCAGGAGCAGGCAGCCTCTGCTTTCCAGAAGGAAAGCACCTCCTTGGCCCATCAGGAGTTAACCCCTGAGTTGGTTCAGGAGATCGTGGCAGCCGAGAAGCAGCTTAAAAAGAAGGGCCTGTCCGCCGAGGTTTTCGGGGAGTTGACTGCCCGTGTGATGTTCGGGCACAGCATCCTGGCGAACCCCACCAAGGTTTCGCCTATGCGTGGAGTCGAGGTGGATGGTGCGGAGCAGGCGAAGATCGCCAGAGACTCCTACGATCACTACTCTAAGCTCAATCCCGAACTCCGGGCCAACGCATTCCGGCAGGCAGCGGAGGAACTCAAAAAGCACCCGGACGATTCACCCGATAGTGTCCATCTGTCCCGTGTGGTGGATGGTCTCTACCTGGCCTCAGTAGCGGCTGGGGATGATGACTCCGTGAGGGAGACGGACGGGAAGAGACTCATTCCTGAGCCGTCCGGCATCTTCAAGGCCCTGGTTAAGATGCAGAAGGGCGACGACAGTTTTGGGAGCGAATCAGGTGACCTTGTAGATCTCATGTCTACTGAGTTCTATGGACCCAAGGGAAGGGCTGCACTGCGGACCCGGATCTCAGAATTGGATGACAATGACCTGACCAACCTGTTTACGGGAGGGGATCAGGAACTGGATCGGATGATCCAGGACGCCCTTTCCAAAATGACAGAGCCTTGGCAGCGGGAGTTGCTCAGGGGTCTGATGCAGGATCTGACCCTGGACTCAATGACGACCCAGCATGCAATCCTGACGAGTCAGGCGGGGGCTGAGGAAGGCCCCGAAACTCTGAAAAACCAGGGCACCCGGTCCATGCCTAAGACCCCGGAGGAGATGGACTACACGCTGACGGACTATCGGCGTCGGGCAGCAGATGCTGCTTCGGATGAGATGGAGGCTCTCTTGGCGTGCCTGAGGGGGCATAAGGATTCTGAGACCGCTCGTCAGGCGTGTCAGGAGAAGGCAAATGCGTACCGGATCAAGTCCCACGCTGGGTTCCTGCAACTCGTAACTGATGAGTTTGGTATCCGAGATGAACTAGATCCTTTCCTGGTTCAGTTACGAACGATGTTGGATCGTCAGGATCTCGCAGAACTTGATTTCAAGTTTGTTTCTGAGGGAGCAAAAACGGCGTTTACACGGAAAACAGTCCGTGCAGTTCAATCCTCTGCCTATACGGATGACATAAAGGCGAGGGGCTGAGTGCCCAGCGCTTACCTCCTTTGGGAGGAGCTAATCCGGTCGGCAGACCACATGAGGAGGAATTCCGATGACTGAAATGACGAAGAAGGGCGCTCAGGTAGTGACCAATGATCTGGATCGGGTTGCGACCCTGTTCCAGCAGGATTGGGCCACGCTGGGTATTCCGCAGAAGCTGGCCGTGGATTTCGCATACCGTTGTGATCTTCTGAGCGACGCCGTCGAGAAGAGAGCTGGGGTGCCGAAGACCGCAGCGCCGGACTTCAACCCTGAGGAAATCGGGGAGGAGAAGGCCGGGCCACTCGAAGACGAGCTGGACGAGGCTTTCATGAAGGGCGAGTTCACCCAGCAAGAGAACCGGGAACTGCGTGAGCGGTACCAGGACGGCGACCTGGGCATCACCCCCAACCTCGACCCACAGGCCCCCGCCAGCGGCAAGCAGGGTTTCGAGCAGGTCGGCAGGGACAGCCTGAGCAGCAGGCTCGCAGCGCTGTGTACCCGTGTGCAGGGTCATGCCACCCGGTGTGGATCATCTGATCCGGCCCTTGCCGGACGCATGTTCCGGCTCGCCAGTGCCCTCCTGGACGTGCAGCGGGACGTGCTGACGGGGAAGACCTCGGCGGACCACGCTGTTCGGACGCTCCAGGCCAGCAATCTCCTGAACACTGACAGCCCCTCGGACAAGTTCGCAGCGCTGGTCGCCCATGCAACCAGGGTGGCGAAGAAGTCCGAGGACGAAGACGAGGACGTTCCTGACGAGGGCAAGGAAGCCGGAAAGATCCCACCCCAGTTCAAGGAATTCCTCGATAAAAAGAAGGACGAGAAGGGCGACGAGGACAAGGATGACGACAAGGCCGACGACAAGGGCGACAAGAAGGCCCACGGCTACAACCTGTTCGCCCAGTAAGGAGCCCAGCATGACATCCACCAAATCCGCAGCTTACGTGGATTTCCAACAGAGGGCTAAGGAGTTCTCTGTCGGGGATGAGGTGTCACCGCTGTTCTCCCTCCAGGTCATCGTAGGACGTGTCGTAGCCGTGTGGCCCGCCATCGGAATGGTGGACGTTGAGTGGCCGCACGGCTCCGAACGAGTCCCCGTAGAAGACCTCCAGCGGGGGAATGGTTCCGAGTTTACCCCACCCGAGACGGACAGCGCTAATGTCCCTGGTGGTGAGGGTACGGTTTCAGTCCCCGGTGGTCCCAAGGACGCTGTCACCAGGGTCGCCACTGCTTATCTGAAAAAGTCCCTTTACTGGGCAGCCCGTGATCGTCACTACAAGGCAACAGCCGAGGAGATCACCAGCGGGCAGTTCAACTGTCCCAAGTGCAAGGGTGCCTTCCTTCGTCCTGCCACGTACAAGCGGGCGGAGGGTGTGAGTGATCGTCTGCTGGCCTGTCCGGAGTGCCTGTTCCTCATCAAGAGGAGCGCCCTGATAGGGCATCCTGACTACATTGACGATGGGATTGACGGTGTCCAGGCGGATAGGAAGGTGGTCTAATGGCGTTCTTTCGTTACGCCAATGCCAAGGTCGTTCACCCACAGGTCTCCAAGACCCAGTGGATGAATGTCCGCACGGCTGCGAAGAAGGTAGCCACCGAGGACGGTGAGATCGCCCCTAGTCTGATTCAGCGGGCGTCCGAGTTCCTGGGTGCGGAGTTCAGCCCTAAGCGGTACCTCCTAACCCACGCCACGATCATTGCCTCCGTGGATGTGTCCTCCCCTCCGGGTGTGAAGACAGGGTCCATCATGGAGGACGGTTTCCGGGTGATGCGGAAGTACTCGGATTTCCGGGTCACAACCGAGACCGATAAGTACATAAACAACAATTTTGACGCCTGGTCCCGTGGTGTGTTGCTCAAGGCATTCCAGACCTTCATTGGGGGCCATAATTTCTTGGAGCACGTTCAGATCGAGGACTTATCGAAAGGTCGCATTATTGATGCGGTTGCTCGGGATGTTGGCGACTCGATCTATGTGGACATTCTGATCGCTACAGACCGGAGGCATAAGGATCTCGTCAAGGCCATCGAGAGTGGCAAGATGGGAACCTTGTCCATGGGCTGTACAGTCGATTTTACGATATGTACGAAATGTGGGCATGTTGCAGCCGATGAGACCGAAATGTGCCCACATGTAAAATATAAGAAGGGTAACCTCTTCTTTGATGAGCAGGGTCAGAAAAATCGGGTAGCAGAATTGTGTGGACATGAGTCACTTGATCCCACCGGAGGGGTGACCTTCATCGAGGCTTCCTGGGTGGAGACTCCGGCTTTCACCGGGGCCGTGATGCGGAACGTGCTCGAACCCTCCGTTCAAATGTCCCAACAGATTCAGAAAGTCCTGGCATCAACCCCTCCACAGTGGTTGGAGGATGCGACGGCTAAGGCGGCATCCATGGACGGTGTCATCACCCGCAATTTCCAGAATCCCACCCGGACCCAGTTCCGTACCTCCGACTTCATAGCGGGGGATGTCTTCCTGGCTGGGTGGTTGGAAGATGATGGGGGATCTGAAGAGCCAGAGGGCGAACCTGCAGAGACGGCCCCCGAGGAAGAGCCGACAGAGACGGCTCCTGAAGAGACGACTCCAGCAGAGACCCCCACCAGTCCGCTCAAGGACATGGAGGATGAGGTTTACAAGGACGTACTAGAGAAGCTGAAGCAGCGTCTCAAAGACGACATGCAACAGCCTAGTACCGAGGAGCCACATACCCCCTCGGAGTCCACCAACGAGAACTTGAATCATCAAGCCGCCGTCCGAGCCTATCAGGCCGGATTGCAGGTTGTTTGTAGAACGGCTTCATCTGATGTTGCTCTGGTTGACGGCGTGGCGCAGTTCAATCAGCAACTCGGAGTCGATGTTCCTGTGTTGTTGTATCGGGTGGCACTCAAGGTGGGGGATCCCGCTGAACATGGCTCGTCCCAAGCATACCGCAAGGCATGCAGGACGGCGATGGAGCGGAAACCTACATCTAGGGAGTCTTTGGTACTTGCTCGGTTAGGACAGTTGCTCTTCAGGAGAGGGTCTCTTGAGGGCGGATACGATGGCAAACGCCACGGAGGAGATGGATCATGAAGAGAGAACGTCTGACGAACAGGGCAGCGTCGGCTCCGCCCGCAAACCCAGGGTACGGTACGGAAGATCAGGATCACCCGGCGCACCAGGCCGATCCGGCACACGGTGACTACGCCAAGGGCGACCCTGATGCATGGGCCGAGACCCCGAACCCCCCGCCGTATGCCGAGGGAAACCCCCCTGCGGATCCCGGCTATGACGTCGAGGACCAGGATCACCCCGCCCACACGAAGAACCCTCGGGTTCCGAAGGAGGCACGGGGACTCCAGGCTGCCATCCTTTCGATGGCCGAGGCGAAGGCTGACAAGTGCCTCAAGGTAGCCAAGGCGATGCTTCGGGGTCGGAAGGGCATCACCGCCTCAATGGTCGAGGAGCAGGCATTCACGATGATGGACTGGTCGGATGCCCACCTTGCTTCCACTCAGGAGCGACTCGGCGGCGGGTTCCTGGCCGAAGAGTTCGAGGACGACCTCGGTCCGGTGGACATGGACATCCTCGGGGATGACGATCTGCCCCCCCCGGACGAGACCGAGTACCTGGAAGACGATGAGTTGGACGCCCTCCTGGCGGATGACGACGAGTTGGACGATGACATGGGCGACCCCATGGCTATGCTCACTGCCAAGGTCGAGACCCTCACCTCCGAGTTGACCGCCATGAAGGCTGCGGCCAAGAAGGGTGAGGACGACGAGGAAGTCGTAGAGGGCAAGAAGAAGGCCAAGAAGGGCGAGGACGAGGATGCCCCGGAGGAGAAGGACCCCAAGGAGGTAGATGCCAGCATGTTCGCCTCCGCCGACGAGATGGGCAACCCCATCCAGATGACCGCTGAGGATTCGATCCTCAACGAGATCTTCGGTTCCAAGAAGTCTGAGGACGAAGACGAGGAAGCGGACGAGGACGACGATAAGGAAGCCAAGAAGAAGAAGGCCAAGAAGTCTGAGGACGAAGACGACGTCGAAGAGGACGAGGACAAGGAAGCCAAAAAGAAGAAGGCCAAGAAGTCCGAGGACGAAGACGACGTTGAGGAGGACGTTGAAGAGGACGACGACAAGGAAGCCAAGAAGAAGAAGGCCAAGAAGTCCGAGGACGAAGACGACGTCGAGGAGGACGTTGAAGAGGATGAGGACAAGGAAGCCAAGAAGAAGAAGGCTTCCAAGCAGCGTCCCCAGCCCCGTAAGCCCTCCAAGGGTGTCAGCCGGGTCGGTTCCGTGACCCGCACGAGCGGCGGCGAGATCAATGACCTCTCCAAGCTCTGGGAGACCTCCCCCGACGTGTCCGACGTCTTCAACGGCAAGTAGCATTCACAACTGCAGCCTGGTCTTAGCCATGTTTCAAGACCAGGCTGCAGTTTGGATCTGATACTCTTCGTATTTCCTTGTTTTACATCCCTTGTCTTTTCGTTTCCCCCTCTTTTGTGTGTAACAAGTAACTTTTCTGCCCGTTTGGGGCGGTAGAACCCTTATATTTGCACCATAAGCATGAAAGGGCAGAAGCCCACTGTCGGTTGTCATAGGGGCACCCGGCGGATAGGAACTCGGCGGAGAAATCCACCGGACCTGTAAACAGAGTGCAAGGAGGGTAAAATGCCACTGCACGGACAGGCCAGCGGCGGGTGGACCGAATCGTCAAGCGCACTGCGGATTTTGAATCTCGGGATTCGGAACTCCATTGGTGTGCTCGCTGACGATGCGTTCACGCAAGCCAACCCGGTTGCGGTTGCAACAGGGATCTCGACTCGTCTCGACGTCACCCAGGTGGGCGTCCTGAGCGGGTCTGTGTGTTTCGGACGCCCCGCAGCGGGCAACAACTTCGTAGGTGGTCCCGGTACCAATGCGATCCAGACCCTGATCCAGGCCAGCCCGATTCGGGCACTGACCTACAGGCCTCTCGGCGTGTTCATCAACAGCGCTTCGGGCAATGCCTACGAGAACACCCCGGCGGTGGCCTCCGGCATCGGTCCCTACGTCAGCGCTATGGGCACCTACGCCTCGGCGCTCTACGAGACCGACGTCATCGACACGGTGGCGGATGCGGGTGGTGGTGCAGGTTCCTGGGCCATCGGTGACAACCTCGTTTACACCACGGGCAACGAGCTGATCACCTCACGGAACGGTTTCCTGATGCCCAAGTGGCAGGCGTGTTCCGGTGGTGCAGCGCTCATGGCAGTGGCCGGACTCGACCAGCCGGAACTGGCCGCACAGTCCTTCGTAGGAATCGGCGGCGCAGCCGGTGTGCGTGGTTCCTCCACCATCATCGGTGTGGTCAAGATGGCTCCCGATGCTTTCCAGACGGAAGTCGTCTGGGACCAGCGGGTTTAAGGGAGGTACATCATGAGTGAGATGACCAATGCAGTGAAACAGCAGGTAATCGGTGAGTACATCAAGACCCCCGGTGGTCGTGCCAAGCTCGCCGCCTCCATGACCCAGCCCCTGCGCCTCCGCAGGGACTATGCCGCTGTCGGACGCAAGACCTTCCTGGTCGAGCAGCTTCCCGATGGCGCTCTTCCGATTTACGATAAAGACCCCGATGTTACGGCATATGTGGTAGGTGAGGAAGGTCAGAACATCCTCGCCATCACCAAGCCTCGTCGGGTGATCTTCCCGCTGTTCGAGATCGCCTCGAACCCCGAGATCCCCTTGACCCAGATCAAGGAACGGCGCTTCGATCTGATCGAGCGTTCCCTCGACCTGGCCAAGGCTCAGATCCAGGCGGCAGAGGACGAGCGGGTCTTCGCAGTCCTCGACTCCATCGCCACGGCGGGCTTCGACTCCCTGGCTGGCCAGATCAACCCCGACATTCCGGTGGTTGCACCCGTGTCCGGTGCGGTTCTGTCCGACGCCTTCGGGCTGATCGAGCGCCACGACCTCCGGGTCGCCCGTGTATACATGAACGCCCGTGACTACGCAGACCTCCGCAAGTTCGGGCGGGACATCCTCGACATCGAGAGCCAGGCCACCCTGCTGAAGACCGGCCTGATGGCGACCCTTTGGGGCGCTCAGATCATCGTCAGCCGTCTGGTGCCGGTCGGCACCGTGTACGTTTGCTGCGAAGGGGAACACTTCGGGAGGATTCCGGTTCGTACGGAACTCACCGTCCTCAGCGCCGACGACCCGAAGGCACGCACCATCGGTTTCTCGGTCTTCGAGAATTTGGGCATCGGGGCGTTCAACCCTCGTGGCCTCACCCGCCTCACTATCACCCGCGCATAGTCCCATAATTTCGGGGGGTTTGGGCGATGCCTGAACCCCCCGAAGTTGTTCTCCCATCCAGATTTCCGTTGCTAAGATAGCCCCAGGACGGTGCGTTCAATGGGATCTGCCTGTCCCTGATGCTCCTAGAAACCTGTAGAAACCCTTTTAGGTTTGTGTTACAGTGGGATCCTGATAGGGGGGTGCATGAGGTGGTATGAAGCAGCCGGGTTGGGCAGGCAAGGGTTGTTTGATCTGTACCAGGAAAAAACGGACAAGGAAATAGCAGCAACGTATGGGGTTACAGATGCCTCCGTGTTGCAGGCCAGGAGGGGTTTTGGCATTCCTAGCCTGACGATGAGAGAAAGGCGGGAGCTTGTAAACCCTCCTGAGAGAAGCCTTTCCGATCTGACCCCTTCTGCCTTGGCTGATTTGTATAATCAGATGGGCGATGTGCAGATTGCTAAGATATTTGGGGTTGCCAAACCAGCCATTCAGAGACTGAGACGGAGATGGGGCATTGCACCGTTGTCAAAGGCGGACCGCTCTGTGATACGTTCCGTTGCCTTTACAGCGGAACAAAAGGAAATTTGTATCGGGACCGTGTTGGGAGATGGGCACATTCTAAGCAGGGGGGTTCTTAAGGTGGCCCATTCGATTAATCAGCTCACCTATACGAGAAGGATGCACAGCCTTCTGTCCCCCCACACCCGTCCAATGTTTTACGAAGAAAAAAGGATGCGAGACAGCGGGGCTCTTACTTTCGGGTTTGGCTTCTGTACCGTACAGCATCCATGGTTAGCGCATCTGAGAGAAGTGTTTTACCCATACGGGGTGAAGGTGTTTCCTGATGATGTTCTACGGAATCTGACTGCTCGGTCTCTAGCCTACTGGTATTTCGATGACGGTCACTTGGCTGATGGACTTCCAAGTATAGCTCTCGGGGACTTTACGACCGACGAAGCGCAGCGGATTATCGAAACTGTACGGGACAACTTCTATTTTGATGCATACCAGAGGGTTTCCTCCTCAACATGCAAGGTGTTCAGGCTTAGGGCTCGATCCGCCGACTCCTTTTACGCCTTGATTCGGGACTATGCGACTCCTGATATGTTCTACAAGTTGCCGCCTCATCATCGGCCTATTGGGGTGTCCTCTACAGCACTTATAACTCCTGTGACGGTGCCACTGAGTCCTGATCTACCTCAGAGCTTAAGAAGTCGGTCTAAGCAGTGGACATCCTTGGGCAACACAGAACGTCGTTGTTTGGTAAAGGATGTGGTTGGGTATTGGCGTGGGCAGGGGTTCCCCCATTCGGAAGCCAAGGTGGCCGAGTTGTTCACATTGTCAGGGCTGGAACAGGCTCAAGTGATTCAGGGGGGTGTTATTAAGGCCCGCCAGGTGGGACAGGCCCTTTGTCATGCCTTTTGCCCTCACATATGGAAGGCTCGCAACTGGGACGGCACCCTGAGTCCCATGGCTATCTTCCAGGATGACCGCATGTTGGGGGAGGCGTTACGACGAGGACTAGACGCAGATTATGTGCCAAATGGGGCACAAGTTCGGAGAGCGGTTCGTTACTACAAGAGGTCCGGGGTCTATAATTTCAGACCGTCAGCGGCTAAGGTACTGGTGGATCGTTATTGTATTCCCGGTGGTGTTGTGTGGGATCCTTGTGCTGGATACGGGGGTCGGATGCTTGGCACGGTTTTGTCGAAGCAGCGCCCACAGTATGTGGCATGTGATCCCCAACCCGAGACCTACGTGAGTCTCCTAAAATTCCAGGACTGGTTGGATGATTACGTCCCTGGGGTTACACAGAGAATTAGTCTTCACAACATTCCAGCGGAGGATTTTAACCCCCCTGACGTTGATATGGTCATGACATCTCCTCCTTACTGGAAGAAGGAGATGTACGGGGATGGTGCAAACCTGGCAGGTAATAGATATCCCACATATGAGGCATGGCTGTCAGGGTTTTGGGTGCCTGTCCTTCAGAAAGCTGCGGATGCCCTTAAGCCGGGTGGTTGGTTGGTTCTGAACGTCGATGATTTTAAAATCGGCAGGAAGGAATACTCCTTGATTCGGGATACCCTGCGGGTTGTCGAAGGTACCGGGGTGTTTGAGAAGCCTGAGACATACATTTACGCCATGCCTATCGGGAAGGACCAAGAAAATGCTGAGAAGGTCTTTTGTTGGGTGAAAAGGGGGGTGCCAGAGGGGACGTCTACGGGCCACCAAGGTGCCGTTGTCGTTAGTGCCGAGAAATGTGTAGGCTGTGGGGGCATCTTTCCGAGTCACCTGATGGAGAAGGGGCGATGCGTCAAGTGTGTAGCAACACCCGTGAAGCGTTTGTGTAAGGGGTGTGGGAAGGAGTTTGAGCCAACTCGGGCGGACCATGAGTTCCATTCGAAGAATTGTCACGCCAGGTGGAGACGTCGGGAATACAGGAAGACGCACCCGGCAAAAAAAACACGGACGTTCGTATGTGTAGACTGTGGCAGGAAATGGCAGACGGAACTGTTGGGGCATTTTACCCGTTGTCTGTCCTGTGCTGAGATTAAAAAGAACCATGCTCGGGACAAGCTGTGTCAGTACCATAAGTGCAGGAGGCCGTTCCATGACAACTCCCCCAAGAATTCCATGCAGTATTGCCATCCTGAACACAGAAGACGAGAAAAGTTGTTTCGATTGGGGCAGGCACCGGAAAAATTCAGGAAGGACGATCCAGTGTTGGGCTAGCCCTTCAGTTCGGGTGCATGCTTTTCCAGCCACGCTATAGCGACCAGGGCTGCAGGGCCTGGGATGCCTCCCAGCTTGAGGGTGGGGACGGACAGTTTGAGGTATTTGTAGAAGAACGTCAGGTGTGCCTCATCCAGGCCGTAGTTTCGGGCAGCATTCACGTAGCCTTCGACGGGGGGGACCTTTCCCCGGTGCCAGGTTTCCATGTTCATGCTTGTTCTGTAGGCTTCTCCTTCGTAGGTGGCCCGCCATGTCTGGTCAAGAAGGTACCGCACGGGGAAGAGTGCGTCTCGGGCTTGTACGACGTGTTCGTGTTCATGGGCACAGATGACCATCTGAGCCCATAAGCCGTGTCCAGGGGCCGCTACGCCTACCGTGAAGGGTGTGTAGATGGTTCTCCCGATGGTGGTGGTGAATTGGGTCAGGAAAGCGTCTTTGTCCAGGATGCCCATCACATCTAGGACACGCCCGATGAGTTGCATTTCTTCCGCTGACGCTTTGTTCTGAACTTCCGATCCATAGGTCTCGGTCATGTGTGTCCAGAGTGCTTTGACTTGTTCCGGTGTCGGTTTCATTCTGCATTTCCCCAGAGGCAGGAGTGCCCCTCCGTTGTTTCCGCACAATACCATCCGTCCCCTATGTTGCAGTCCATCATGATTATCCAGTGACCCTGAGGGCTGCACAGTTCTACCCTGTTGTCAGTAGAACAGCGGGAGCGGTTGGCGGGGGCACACTCCTCTCCTTCTGGTGCAAGGGGGCTGCACCCCATAAGGCACAGGAAAAATAACGTTAGTAGTTTTTTCATCTTGATTCCTCCTCCTTTCAGTGTACCCCGAAATCGGAGGTGGTTTCGGTAGAAGTATGATAAACGGCATCTTAGGTAGGGCCTGTTGTTTGTCCCTTTGGGCGAAGTCACAGAGGTGGCCTACATGTGGGGGATGCCTCGTGCCTGAGACCTTCAGAAACCGAGACTGTGTGACGTTTAACAAGTCCGACACAGTCACGTCTGAGGTAGATGACGCTCTGGCTACTAATGGTTGGCCCGGCGGCGTGGCTGTTAACTGGGCTACTGACCCGGTAGAGCGGTTCGCTGTGACTCGGTCTGATGGAGCTGGGATGGGGTTCCTCCTCAAAGGTTCCGATGAGGTTGGGGACAGGTACACGGCGCAGACCAGGAATCAGGTGTACTACAGGGTGGCGACCCTTTGTTTCGGTGGCTGGTTGATGATGACGACTTCCTTCGAGCGTTACACCTGGGCGTCTCGTCAAGTTGGACCCCTGGTGGAGATTCCGTATGCTGAGAGCGACCGTTTGCACTTTTCCAATAGGGGCTTGTGGACGAACGAGGATGAGTGGACTCTTTCCGGTGACCCGAGAGCACCTAATTCACAAGTGGTGGGGACTGTGATGCAGGTGCCCACCGTAGCCAACGACCACTTCATAACCATCCAGACGTTGCTGTAATGCCTGAGATCATCAGAACACGAGACTGCGTGGCACACTTCAAGGGTGATGCCTACCCCGTGGCCATCTCAGACGTCCTGATTACGAACGGGTGGCGTGGTTGCCAGGGTGTGATGTGGACGGACTCCCCTGAAGACGAGTTCATGGTAACTCTCTCTGACGGTATGTTTGGTGGGTTCCTTCTTTGGGGGTCTGACGAGGTTCCTGACATGTTTACGGGGATGTCGGGGAATCAGGTCCGAGAGGGTTATGGTATTTTGTGTACTGGGGGCTGGTTGTTATCCACCCCTGTGTTCGAGCAGTTCACATATGCCAGTCGGGTGGGTGGTCCTCCATTGGTCCCCCTCGTTTACACTGCGGGAGAGCGCCTCTTGTTTTCCCTCAGGGGTCGATGGACAAATGAGGATGAATGGACCCTGTCTGGTGATCCTAGAGCGCCTAACGATAACTTTGCTGGTAGTGTCTGTCAGCCCCCTCGGACGCTGAACAACAACTGCCTAGTTCTGACGACGGTTTTGTAATGGCAAGAAAACTCATCACTGAGATCGTCCGGGCACGGGACAGCATCGTCTTCTACAAGGTGGACTCTACGACCGTCACAATAGATCCGGTTATGTTGGCTGCGGGGTGGTCCGGTGGTCAGGGTGTGCAATGGGTTGCAGGGGTCGATGACGAGCGCACAATAACCTTTTCTGATGGTCGGTTTGGTGGTTTCCTTATCTGGGGTTCCGACGAGCTTGCAGACCAACTCACTGCTGTCACGGATAGTCAGGTGGCTTACCGATACACCACAATGCTGTTCGGTGGGTGCCTCTTTTCTACCTCTACCTTCGAGCAGTCCACCTACGCCTCCCGGTTGGTGGGTCCGCTGGTCCCTATCGTATACCAACCGAACGACGCCCTGTACTTCTCCCTCCGGGGTTGGTGGACGAATGAAGACGAGGCCACCCTTTCCGGGGCTGCCTATGCTCCGAACGCCACTGCTGGCTTTGTCGCCCAGGTCCCAAAGGCGAGTAATAATTTTTATATTGGGATTCAGACACTCTTGTAGATGGCGGGTACAGTAGAGGCGGTACCTGATCTGCCAGAAGCAGGAGGAGTTTATGGAGATCCAATTTGTCGCTGGTGAGTTTCAGCAGTTCCGAGTGTTGCACAAGGTCCATCTGGGACAATTTTCGTTAGACATCCCCGAAGAAGCAGTGGTCGAGTTTGACGGGATGACTGTCAAGTGGGGGGGCAAGGACTACGCTGTCCCAGCGTTGCGGGGGGCGATCCGAGCCGATTGGTTGGTGCCGGTGGCGGACACCACCACGACGACCTTCGCACCTAAGGCCGCAGGGGTTCAGGTCCGGCCTGCTACGACAACGGGGCGGGATAGAGGCGAAGCTTTCTCGGTCACAGCCGTAGACGAGGATGAGCAGGTCGTTGGGTCTGTCCAAGATTCGAAGGACAAGACTGAAACGGCCCGTAAGGTAGCAGCAGCGGTGGCGACACCACACAGGCCCGCAGCACCCCAGTCGGTGGAGGCGTCACCTCAGGTAACCCCCGAACCTGCGCCAGCACCTGGAAAGATGCAGGTGATAGACACTGAGGATGACCAGGGCGCTGTCACCGTCGCAACGATAGGTAGCCCCACAAAGTCCTCCTTCGTCTCAGGTGACGAGCATGAGGCTGCCGAAGCTCCGCGTCGTGTGGAGTCCCGTAAAGGGAACATCAAGAGGGTGCCGGTGCCCAGCGCTGTCAATGCCGATGCCGAGGGTGGAACACCCATCACGGAGACCCTGGCGGGTGGTGCTACGGGAGATGTTGCTGTTGCCACCGAAGGGGATACTCTCGAAGAGCTGCTCCCCAACGCTGTCTCTACGGGAACACCCCCCGCTACCAAGCCCCCCGAGAAGGCCAAGGCGAAGAAGGTTCCGACAGAAGTTCCCCAGGTAGGCGGAGAGGACTTCAACTGGAGCAAGAAGGGTCACTGGCGTGACAGGGTACAGAGGGCGCTGGTCTACAAGGACAACCCCGAGGCTCTTGCCGCCATCAAGGCCATTGAGATCAAGTCTGTGGTCAAGCAGCTTGGCGTAGAGTTGCGGAAGCTCTCTCGTTAGTTCCCAACCTTTCCCGCTAGTCAGTCTATCAGGCCACCCCCAGTAGGTACGGCTTTATCCGGGGGCATGAATGAAACAGACGACAGCAAGCAGCCAAGCGGCCTGGGCACTCCTGACTGAGGGTGTGACCAACGCACGGGTAGAGGCCCATCGGTTGCAGCATCTGATAGGTCGGGCTACGGCCCTGGTAGAGGGTTCCGACGAGAAGGAGCATCTCTACCAAGTGGCAGGGGACATTATTGTAGCCATGCCACAGAGACTCGACCAACTGCTTCGGGCACTGGACCGTACAGGGTTGGCTCTCTCCAAGATGGGTGAGGAATTCCTGAGTTCACGATTGCCGCTGTCAGACAAGACAATGGTGGAGGAGGCGGTAGCATCTGCCTTTGGGAAGGGCCAACCCCGCCACTCAGAGGCCCGACGCCTGGCCCAGAGATACCTCCAGAAGCAAGCGGAGTCCCAGGAGTGAAACTGAAAGCCGACTCGTTGGTAGCAGGGTACAGGCCCCCGATGGAGGAGCTTACGGGGTGGAAGACCTTTACTCCGTCCACAGACGGCACCAGGCCGCCCGCTACGTCCCCCAAGGACCAGGCCCTGCCCTCACCCCCCAACAGTCGGAGTAAGCCCATAGGGAAGCCCTCCCTCAACGCACCACCCTCTTCTGAGGATGCACTCGATGGAAGGCCCTTGCACACGGACCGAGTTCGGACTTTGGCTATCCCAGGTGAGTACAGCCCTCATCCGAACCCTGAACCTCGGACGACGCCTGTCCGGCGACAGAATCTGGCAGCGAGAAGGAAGGTGGCTGGGGGCTATTATGATCTGAAGCCCCAAACACCTGTGTCTGAGGTTCTTAAGCGGTGGGTGGGTGATGGGGCCAAAGCCTACGATGACTCCATGCCTCAGTTCTACTCCGCTCAGGAGTTGTGGCCCTACCGTGAGTTTACCCGGAAACGGGAGACTGCTCTCAGGGGATTTGCACGTGTCCGTGGGAAGATGGTAGAGCTTCCGGGGTTTGTCAAATGGGACGTCCTCAAACAGGACATGCAGAAACGAGGGTGGGATCTTAACAGTCCGTTGCTTCTGTTTGTGGGAAGGAACGGGTCGGCCAAGATAGGGGAAGGGAACCATCGTCTTGCGATAGCCAAGGAGTTGGGGCTTAAGCGGATCCCTGTGCGGTTCCTATTTGACCAGAGGGTGGTCAAGGAAAAGCCCCCTACAGTGTCTCCTCAGGCAGTGAAAAAGGTCGTGGAGAAAGAGGTCCAGAAGCCGCTCTCTGATAAAGACCGGGTTCAGATCGAGGGCCTCATGCAGCAGATGGAGGACATGGGAATCCTGGCTGCAATGAAGGGTCCGACTTTTCCTGGGATGAACAGGCAGCGCAAGCAGTACGGGGACGCCAAGCGTTATCAGAAGCAGTACTACCTGAAAAACCGGAACAAGATCCATCAGCGAATGACTCGTTGGTACCGAAAGTACAAGTCCAACCCGTTGTTGAAGAGGGACAAAAAACGTCGTCAGGATTACCCCAATCGTTTCAAGAGGTTCCCTGGGGGATTCGGGTCCAACAGTGAACGAGGGAAAGACTGGCGGGAGAAGCAGAAGAAGGCAACCTGGGAGGTCGGTGTCCCGATCTGGTATCTACCCTGGGATGAAGAGGGTCACTTGATGTCCGTGGACACTGCTACGGGGACAGTGCTGGTACGAACGCCTAGCGGGTCAGAGACCCTAACCCTTCCCGAGATGTTCGAGTCCATTGTGTTCGAGTCCGAAGAAGACATGGAGAAGGTGTTCGCTTTCCTGGACGAGGCGTTGGGGTACGCCCCCGGTGAGGACGATCCTGAGGATCCCAACCAGGAGTCGTTGATCGATCAGTGGTACTTTCCTACGGAGAAGCTGGGCTGGTTCATGGAAAAAGGTCCAGCAGATAGTTCCGTTGA